CTCGGAGCCGGCCGCCGCCAGGCGCCGGCGGATTGGGTCGCGCGGGTCGAGCACCGGAGGCGCCTGCCCGCGCTGGAACCACGGCAATGCCGGGTCACGGTGGCAGTTGCCACAACGACCCGGCATCGCGGGCTGGCCGCACCAGCCGCACTCGAACATGCCGATTAGGCGGTCTTGATGAAGATCGCCAGCCCGTCCGCGTCGTTGCCGGTCGCGGCTCCGCCCGACGTGAGAGAGACCGTGAACGACGCCACGAGGGTCGTGGTCGTCACTGCCTGCGCCCAGACGGTGGCATTGACGGCGCCGTTCTTGACGACGCCGGCGGCTGCCTTGTAGAGCAGCTTGAGCTTGTCGAGAACCTCCAGGCCGCCGTAGCCGGTCGCGGCATAGGGCGAGAAGCTGAGCGCGACGTTGCCCCCGTTGAAGTCACCGTCGGCCACGATGAGATTGGGCAGGATCACGGTCTCCACCATCGCGGTGGAGGTCTTGTGCGATCCCTTGAGGAAGACCGCGGTGCCGTCCGCGGTGTTGGTCACGTCGGCGCCGGCAGCATCCTTCAGTTGAAAGATGTTGGCGGTCGCCCACACGACGCGGTACTGCGTGCCCACGCGACCGGTGACCGTGCCGAGCAGGCTCTTCCAGAGCAGCCAGACGTAGTCGCCGGTGATGAGGCCGTGGGATGCGAGGGTGAACTGGTCATCGACCGTGCCGCCGTTCTCGTCACCGACGGTGACGAGAATGTCAGTGGCGACCAGGTCGTCGGCTGCGGAGATGAAGCCCGCCCGGGTGCGGTTGGACCGGGGGGAGGGGATGGCGACGGGAACGCTCATGGCCTAGACCGCGTTCGCGGTGACGCCGACGTAGTCGGAGACGGAGACAGCCGCGCTGTCCTGGATGTTGGAGTCGGTCCGCGCCCAGGCGTGGTACGCCGTCTGGCGGGTCTGCGTGTTGGCGTAGGGATCGACCACGACCTGGATGTCGCGCACCTTGCGGATGACGAACCCGCGCCCGATGTCGCCGAACGCGACGAGCCCGGCGGCGGCCTGGTCGAGCTGGACCGGGTAGCCGATCAGCATGCCGGCCGGGCGACCTGCGCCCGACGCCTCGGCCGAGGGGATGAACAGCGGGCGACCCTGCTTGTCGACGGAGTTGTAGACCTTGGACAGGACCGTGTCCGACATGATGAAACGGCAGTTGCCTGCGCTCCGATATGCCTCGTTGACCTGGAAGGTGTGCTCGATCGCCGCCGCGAGGAACGAGGTGGCGGTCATCACGTCGGGGGTCTTGGCGAAGAGTCCGAAGGGCTCGGTGGTGCCGACGCCGACGGCGTAGTAGGACGCCATCTTGCGACCGAGGCGCTCGCCGAGCTTGCGCGACAGGAACGCCTCGAAGTCGATCTGCGAGTCCTGGAGGAGCTCCCAGCTCACCTTGACCGGGACGTTGCCCGCGCCGGTTGCGGCGATGCTGAAGGCGCCGAGGTTGACCTCACCGAAGACGAGGTCAGCGCCGGCTGCGCCCGGTGCCACGGCCTCGGCCGCGACGACAGCGCTGTTGGCCGTGTCGTCGTTGGTCGGCCACGGCAGCGTGCGGCCGTCGCCGGTCGTGATGATCTCGGCGTGCTGCTGGATGCCACCGTAGGCGGCGATCGTCTCGGTGACGCGGGTGAGGAAGCTCTCGGGGACGGTGAAGCCGCCCTGCGTGCCGTTGCCGCCGATCGCCTGCGCGAACTGCTCGAGGGCGGCGGTGTCGCCCTTGATGTAGCGGCTGAACGCGTGGGCGTAGTCGTCGGACTGGAAGAGACCGGTCGCGGGGGCCTTGGGCACGCGGCCGAGCCGCATGTCCTGCGCCAGCTTCATCCGTTCGAAGCGGTCCTTGGCATTGGCGTCCGTGCGCCTGCGGTCGTCGTACACCGCGCTGAAGGCGTCGTACGCCTCGGCCTTAGCCGGGGTCATCTCGCCAGCCAGGAGGTTGTCCATCGCGGCCTCGAGGCTCGCGAGATCCTGCTTCTGTGCGAACGCCTCGGCCGTGCGGTAGGTGTCGGACTTGTCGTCCGGCTTCGGAGCCGCGACCGGCTCCTCGATGATGTCGGTCACATCTGACTCCTTGCTGAACGCCGCGGCGGTGGACGACGCGAACGCGGGATTGCCGACCGGGCTCACGTCTGTGATCCGGGCGATGTGATGGATGTGCCTGATCCGCTCGCCGGTCTCGGGATCATGGCTGGAAGTGGACCTGGCGCCCTCGATCTCGAAGGACGACCCGGTGACATAGCCGCCCCGCACCAGCTCGAGGGCGTCGTTGCCGTAGGACGTCGCCGGGATGTCCGACAGCTCGTACTCGATGCCCTGGTCAGTGCGGCTGAACTTGAGCGTCCCGTTCTCGGGGCGGCCGAGGATCTTCTGGGGGTCGTGCTCCCAGCGGCCGACGATGGACGATGCGTCGGCCTTGACCAGCGCAGCGGGGTCGATCTCCAGCCACTCGCCCGCGCGCCGGACGCGCTGGCCGGCGATCTGGACAGAGCCCCGGATGCGCCGGCCGTCCGTGGTGACCGTGGCCGCGAATGCAATGCGATCGGACATGGGCATCTCCTATGCGGCCAGAGCCAGGACGAGCTCGTCGTCCACTTCGAAGGACTTGGAACCCACGGCCCAGAGCACGGCGTGGACGGCGATGTGCCCCTCGCCGTGGCGCCGGACAGGTGCGGTCCTGCGCTGCGTCGGGAGGCCGGATCCGCGACCGACCACAACCGGCGCGGTGCTACTGGAGAACGTCGGGACGAGCACCAGCACGCCCGTTCCGGAGGTCGCCTTCGTCCCTGTCGCCGCCATCGCCGCGGCAAGGTCCAGCGTCCCCGTGCCCGTGGCGTCGACAGACAGCGGGACGGCGACGCCCGCGGCCGCCATCGCCGGCACAAGGGCGAGCGAGCCGCTGCCCGCGGCGTCCTTGGTGCCCGAGCGCGAGATGGCGACCGTCGGCGCCAGCGTGCCCGTCCCGGTGGCACCCATGACGCCGGAGCCGGCCAGCGAGAGCGTCGGGGCCATGCTGCCGGCGCCGCTACGGGCATGGGTCGCGGAGCCAGCGATGGACGCTGCCAGGGTGAGCGTGCCCGTGCCGGCACCCGTCCGCCGGCCGGCCTGTGCGAAGGTGGCCGAGGCCGTGAGTGTCCCGGTGCCGAGTCCCTTCCGGGCTCCCGTCTGCGCCAGCGTCGCGGTCGCGGCGAGCGTCCCCGCGCCAGTCGTTGCCTTCCTGCCGGTGGATGCGATCGTCGCGGTGGCGGCGAGCGTGCCCGTGCCCGTGGTCGCCCTGGTCGCCGTCTGTGCGAAGGTCGCGGTGAGTGCGAGCGTGCCCGTGCCGCTCTTCGCCAGCGTGGACTCAAAGGCGTTGGTCTGGAAGGCGTCGGACTGGAAGGCGGTCGCCATCTAGCCGAACTCCCACACCCGGATGAACCCGATGCCACCGGCGCCGCCGGTCTGGGAAGCGCCGCCGGAGATCGCGCAGGCGCCCGAACCGCCGCCGCCGTACGCCTGGCCGACGGTCCCGACGCTGGTGGCGCTCTTGACCGTCGCGCCGCCACCCCCGAACGCAGACGAGCCGCCCTGGCCGCTGATCGCAGTGGCGGCAGCAGCGGCGTAGCCCCAGCCGCCGGCCGAGCCGCCGGACTTCATGGTTCCGGTGCCGCTTGCCGCGAGGCCGCCGGCCCCGCCCGCGCCGCCGATGTGGATCGTGGTGATCGTGTCGATCAGCCCGCCCGCGCCGCCCTTGGCGACGATGACGGTGGTGTCCCACGTCGTGTCGGCGCCCGCGTTGCCGGTGTTGGCCGAGACGCCCGTTCCGCCCGCCCCGACCGAGCAGGTGATCGACGCGGACGAGGGCGCCAGCCATGATGCGGAGTACGCTCCACCGCCGCCGCCGCCGCCGGCACCGGAGTTCGTGGCCGCGGTGGCGACACCGCCGCCGGCACCACCGCCGGCCTGGCACTCCACCAGCATGATCCGGCAGCCGACCGACGGGACGAAGGGAGACGCCGTGATGAACCGCACCGCGATCAGTCGGTAGTCGGGGACGACAAAGTGCGCGAGGGACGCGACGTTGCCCGCCTGGTCGGTCGCCGTCAGGGCGATCGGCGTGCCGCTGCCGGGTCCGGCCGTTGCGTATCCGATGACGACGTGATCGGCGGCCGGGTTCCCGGGGGCCGCGCGCTTGATGAGGTCGATCCAGCTCATACCAGCACCACCACCGATGCGTCGCCGACGAAGAGGGTGATCCCCGTGGCGATGAACAGGCCATAGGAATGGACGGCCACGCGGTTCTCGGCCAGCGTCTCGTCCGCCGTGAGGATCCGGTCGCTCTGCTCGAGGCCCGTCTCGGTATGGGCCGCGTTCCAGTTCGACGGGCGCACGAGGGTCGCGTCGCCGCCGTCGGCGACACCCGAACTGAAGGCGTGCTTGACGCTCACAGGCTGATGCTCCCGGCGGTCAGGGTGTAGGTGCCGGCGCCCGCGAAGACCTCGTCCACCACGTCGAAGCAGCCGCCATAGGTGCCGCCCGTGATGAGCGTCCAGATGCCGATGAAGGCGACGGTCGTGCCCGCTGGGATGTCGAACACCGGCAGCGTGCCGTTGAGCGCCTTGACGCTGGGCGTCGCGCCGGAGGCCGCGGCCCAGGTGATCGCCTTGCGGGCGTAGGTCCCGCCAGCGACCTCGTTCGACGCCCCGGTGGTGCCCGGGTCGCCGGTGTACGCGGCGGCGAAGCCGTACTGCGTGCCGGTGGCGTCCAGCAGCCGCTGGCGCTCCAGAAGGGACAGGCTGCTAGCCATCGGTGGGCTCCTCGATGATCCGGGTGATCTGGCCGCCCTCGCGGATCACGCGCTTCGTGGTGGCGCGCTGCTCCGGCACGTTGACCGTGACCTCGGGCGCCTCGACCGTGACCGGCGTGGGTTCCACGTTGACGGTGACCTCTGCCGCGGCCACGGATACCGGCGTGGGTTCCACGTTGACGGTGACCTCAGGAGCGGCGGCGGGCTCGACCGTGACCGACACGTCGGGGATCGCGACGGTGACCGGGGCGGGCGTGACGGTGAACTCGTTTCGGATCGCGGGCGTGGTGACGTTGACCACGGGCGCAGGGCGCTCGTCCAGCCAGCGCATGAAGGACAGGCCGTCGCGCTCGGCACTCGCCGCAACCGGCTCAGGGTCGGGCATCGCCTGGACCACGGGAGGCGGGGGCGCAGGCGGCTTCATGGCCCGCTTCTGCGCGGCAGTGAGCGGCGGGAGGTTGCGGATGCGGCGGGCCTCGTCAACGGTGAGGATGCCCGCGGTCACCTGGTCGATCAGGAGCCCGATCTCGTCTGCGGGCGTGCCCTGGAGCAGCCCCACGTAGTCGAACTCGCAGAACTCGCCATCCGGCAGGCGACGGGAGAGCGTCTGCTCGATCCGATCAGACCAGCCGCGGAGCGTGTACCGGGACAGGCCGAGGTTCTGCTCGGCGACGCCCGTACCCCAGGACGTCTGCTTCTCGGTGTCGGCCAGCAGGTGCGGCGGCATCCCGAACAGGCGCTCGATCTCACCGAGGACCATCTGGCGCGTCTCGGCCCACTGCATCTCGATGTTGTTCGGCGTCCACGGCTGGAGCTTCATGCGGCGGTTAATGAGCGCCACGTCGCCGGCGTGCTCGCGGCCGACGACCCGGGCCCGGAGCTGCTCGAGGATCGCCTCACCCTCGGTGGGATCGACCTCCTCGCCCTCTTCGGGGACCAGGAGACCGGCCAGCCGGATGCCGCGGCGCAGCGTCACCTGGGCGGCCTTGTCGCCGGAGATGGCGCCGGAGAAGATGGCGCGAGCCGAGGCCAGGAACGGGTGGCCGACCGCGCCGTCCAGCGACGGGCCGGGGATGTGCGTAAGCATCTCGGAACCGACGACCTGCTTGGCGCCGGCCGCGTCGGTGTAGGTGAACTCCTTGCGGCCGTTGACGAGCTCGACCTTGGAGATGGCGTCCGGGTTGATCGGCCGATAGACCGTGATGTCACCCGTCCGCGTGTCGCGGGCGTCGTGCCAGAGATAGGCGTTGCGCCACAGGAGCAGGTGGATCAGGACCGTCTCGACCCACGCGAACGGCGTCATGCCGTCGATGCCGGGGTACGGGTCGTCGAACACGGATGGCACGCGCGCCTTCTCGTTGCCCTGCCGTTCGTAGGTGCGGAGCGGCAGCCCGGCGATCGTGGTGGAGATGACGGACACCGAGCGCAGGACGGCCGACAGGCCGAGGACCGTGTACGGGGTCACAACCTCAGCGGAACCGTCGGCTTCCTCGCCGCGGAGCCACGCAGCGAACGCGGGATCTCCGACAGACCACGAACTGAACCGCTCGCCGCGGAACCAGGGCCATGTGAAGCGCGCCATCGCCTCTAGGGTGGCGCCGGCCGGCCTGCGTGGGTATTACGCAGTTGCGGTAGATCGGTCCCTGACGAGATCGGCGACGGCCGCGGACTGCGAGCCCTTGCCGACCCTCGCGACCGCGTTGTCACGGTGCTTCCGGGCCGTCTCCGGGCTGATCCCGAGGCGACCGGCAATCTCCCGCGTGCCCATGCCATCGGCCACGAGACCGAGCACCTCGCGCTCGCGCACCATCAGGC